CAAAGAGCTTGCCGATAAATTATATTTCGATGCCTTAATAAATCCTTTAATAGGCTGGTGCTGGGAATGTGATAGAAAACCGGTTCCGAAGATTATCAAAATAAAAGGGAAGGTGATTAAATGAAATTTAGATGGGGCGAAGAACAGATTAAAGGATTTAGCAATCCAGTCAAAAAAGCGGAAGAGATTAACGATTGGTCCTGGTGGGCGCTTTTTGGGACAGTAGTAATTATGGAAGTTATATTTATACTAAAGATAATGGGGAAAATATGAAAAAAGCTAAACTTAAAACATTGAAAGATTTCATAACCGAAAGTGATGTCCGGAGAGTTTGTAAAGATTACCTACAATTTAAAGGCTGGTTTGTCTTTCATCTATTGCAAGGTCTTGGTTGTTATCCTGGACTGACTGATATGGTAGCAATGAAGGATGGCAGGGTTTTATTTATTGAATGTAAGAGGCCGATAGGTGGTATACATAGAAAACCACAGAAGGAGTTTCAAGTTGATATAGAAAGGGCAGGTAGTGAGTATATTTTGGTTAAGTGTCTGGAAGATATAATAGAAGCAATCAATAATGGTAGGAATAAATTGACTAAAGAAGGTGGTTAATATAAAATGAAAAGGATAGAAGTAAGATGCGCAAGATGTGGAAGAAAACTTTGCTTTCTATTGCCAGAATGCACTAGGGACGGAATTGCCAAGATAGAAATCAAATGTCCAAAAGACCGTTGCGGAGCGATAAATATAATCGATTACCAGAATCCAAATAAATTAGTTGTGAGGTTAAAAGAATGAGTGATAAGATATTTAAAAGACTGCCAAAGGATGGCGATACAACATATACTCCTGTTATTTGGAGAAAATGTCACGGAGAGGGAGACAATAGAACTTGGACAGATGAAAAGCTAAAGATAGGTCATATCTATGATATATCTACGGATGAGCCAGGGCAGGAGTTGTATTTTAAAGCTGAATTCTTAGGATGGAAGAAAGTAGTAGATAAATATGATAGTCCTGATAGACCAGACTATATAACTTATGTAGCGATATTTAAAGCAATAAGCTGTATAGAGGTTGAGCATAGTTATTCATTGGGCTTAGATGAATCTGAGGAGGAAAAAGAATAAATGGAATTAAAAGACATTTTGGGAAATATTATTTATGGTGGGAAAGATGATACAATAAATTTATTAGAAGAAATCGCAGAGGCAATATTAAAAAGCATTATTACTATCGGTGATATTAAAGTAACGAATTTCGCTAATGAAATAGGCGAAGATATTAAATATAAAAATAATTATTGGAAGAAAATATCATTTTGGTATAAGTTAAAAGATAAAGAGTCAAAGGTAAATAAATGAATATAAGATTATTCAATAGAAAAAAACGAAAAAGACCTGATATAGAAGATATGGTATGGGCTATAAAAATGCTGATGATGAGTGATAAAGAGATAGAAAGAATGGTCAAAAATTTTCATGATGCTATATTAGAATATAATAAATAATAAGAATTTTGATAATTAGATAATTAATTAAATAGAGCTCCAAAGTAGAGAGCCATTTTTAGAGAAGATAAAACCTTCTTTTGAGTGGCTTTCTTTTTTTTATTTTAGGATGAGGTGAATATGGAGATAAAAGATATATACATAAACCCAAAAAATCCGAGATATATCAAAGATGACCGATATCAGTTGCTGAAAAAAAATCTCAAAAAATTTCCTAAAATGATGAAATTAAGGCCGATTATAATTGATGATAGCGGGATGATCCTGGGCGGGAATATGCGATATCTGGCTATGATAGATTTAGGATATACGGAAATTCCTGATGGCTGGGTTGTCAAGGCAAGCGAATTAACAGAAGAAGAAAGAAGGAAATTTATAATACTTGATAATGTTCAGTTTGGTAATTGGGATTACGAGATACTGGCTAATGAATGGGATTTAGAAGATTTGCAAGATTGGGGCATAGAATTTCCTGAATTGGAGATAAGAAATATTGAGTCTAATGAAAAGGATGACGAAATTCCTGAGCCACTCAAAGAACCAAAAAGCAAATTAGGGGATTTATATCAGTTAGGCAATCATAGATTATTGTGTGGGGATGCGACAAAAACAGAAGATGTTGAGAGGTTAATGGGTGGGAAGAAGGCAAATATGGTTTTTACTGACCCGCCATATGGTTTAGGCGGATATGGTGGTAGGAAAAAAATGGAATTAAGGGGTGACGATTTTAAAGATATTAAAAAATTTTATGATTGTATTCCCTTAGATGTTCCCGAAGTTTATATATGGGGTAATTATAAAAACTTAATGCATCATTTAAAAGAAGAGCCAAGAGATGTAATAGTATGGCGAAAAAATAATTTTGGTTTAGGTAGTGGTTATAGGGGTCAGTATGAACTAATATTTTATTATGGTAATTTTTCTGGTAGTGATAGCGACGTATGGGACATAAGCAAGGATATTAATTATAAACATCCTACCCAAAAGCCCATTGAATTGGCAATAAGAGCAATAAAGAATAGCAGTAAAATAAATGATATTATAGAAGATTTATTTGGCGGTAGTGGTAGCACTCTTATAGCTTGCGAAAAGCTAAACCGAATATGCTATATGATGGAAATTGATCCGATTTATTGCGATGTCATTATAAACCGATGGGAAAACTATACTGGTAAAAAGGCAGTGAAGATAAATGGCAGGAAATAACAAAATTGACCAAAAAGAAAAACAAGAAAGAATATATAAAATAGGGTTAATGTTAAGAAGAAAACCGAGGCCATTTATATTGCAATATATTGCACAAAATTGGGGTATTGAAAAGAGGCAAGCCTATAATTATATTAGGTCAGCAAGAAAAGAATGGCAAAAATATTATGACCATTTAAAAAGTAGTAATATGAGTTATCACATGGCTGAATTGAGGGACCTAAAAGATCAAGCTTATAGTAAAAAAGTTGTCATAGGAAGGGGCGACAATAAAGAGGTAATTACCATTGCTGACCTGGGATTGATATTCGAGATAACAAAAGAAGAGGCAAAACTTATGGGGATATATCCGGCCGAGAAACATAAAGTTGAATTGCCCGAAGTCATAAAAGTCAAAGTGGATCTAACCGAATGAATGTTAATATACAAATTTCCAAAAAAGTCTTTAATGAAGTTTATATACCTTATCTGGAAAATGTTATCAGGACGCAGATATTCTTCGGCGGCAGTTCTGCTGGGAAATCGGTATTTATTTCTCAGAGATGTGTAATTGATCTTTTAGAAAATAATAGAAATTATCTCGTAATCAGAAACACGGCCAATACCTTGCGGACATCTGTATTCAATGAGATCAGGAAAGTTATTTTAGAATTTACTTTAGAGAAATTATTCAAAATTAACAAAACTGAAATGACCATAACCTGTATCACCGGATACCAGATCCTTTTTAGAGGCTTGGATGATGCGGAAAAACTTAAATCAATAATACCGGAAAAAGGGGTCATTACTGACATCCTGATAGAAGAGGCGACCGAGACAAAAAGAGACGATGTTAAACAGTTATATAAGAGGTTGAGGGGTAGGTCTAAGGTATTAAAACGCTTGACCCTATGTTTCAATCCTATTATCCGGACCCATTGGATTTTTAAAGAATATTTTAAGAATTGGGTAGAAGGTGAATTTGAATATCACGATGATAAATTATCGATTTTAAAGACAACCTATAAGGATAATAAATTCCTGGAACAAGACGATATTGATGAATTAGAAAATGAACAGGACGAATATTATAAAGAAGTTTATACCTTAGGAAACTGGGGAATCTTAGGGGATCTGATATTTACCAATTGGAAAATTGAGGATCTTTCAAAGATCAAAAATACATTCGGGACCTATTATAATGGGCTTGATTTCGGGTTTAGCAACGACCCCAGCGCGGCAGGAAGGCAAGCCATAAAAGGGAAGAAGTTATATATCCTGCAAGAGTTATTGTATGAGAAGGAATTGACTAATGATGTTATAGCAGGGAAACTAAAGCCGGCTATAGGCAAGGAATATATCCGGTGTGATTCTGCTGAACCTAAATCGATAGCTGAGTTAAGGGGCTACGGTATAGAAGCACTGGCAGCAAAGAAGGGACCAGGAAGCGTTAATTTTGGGATTCAGTATTTAAAGCAGTTTGAAATTATAATTGATAGAGAATGCCAGAATGCAATTAATGAAATTCAATTGTATCAGTGGAAGAAAGACAAGGATGGCGAGGTTATCAACATACCGGTAGATAAAAATAATCATTTCATGGACCAAGTTCGTTATGCCCTTAATGATCGGATTTTTGAAAAGGAAGAAGAAACAGCCCAAAGTGCTGAGGAATTAGGAATATTTTAAAAGTGAATAAAGAGAACGAGGTTCCTATAATAAGTATTATGTAAAGTAGATAAAAGAAAGGAGATTATTATGAATATAAAAGAGATTTTGGAAAAACATGGCGAGGATTTTGCAAAATTAACGGAAGTTTTATGTAAAGACAGGATAGAGCGGGATATCGAAAAATACCGGAAGGAGTATACAGGCGAACATTCTATTTTAGACCGGCCCGATAAGATTGCTGGCAAGGGTAAAACGCTAAAGAGAATTCCCCAAGCAAAGCTGGTTATCCGGTATCAAAGGAAAATTGTCAATATGGCAGTATCGTTTTTATTTGGAGATCCGATAAAATTAATATTAGGAAACAAAGAGGATAAATACCAGGAAACCTTTTCCCTAATAAATGATGTCTGGGCAAAAAACAAATTGGATTATTTCAACAAGAAATTGGCACGCAGGCTATTCATAGAAACGAAAGCGGCCGAACTCTGGTATATAAAAATTGATGAGGAAAATGTAAAACACATCAAGGTGGCCCTGCTTTGTAATAAAAACGGTGATGATATATTTGCTCATTTTAACGAGAATGGAGATATGGATGCCTTCATTCGCCGGTATAAACTTGAAGATCCTGATGAAAAAACTTATGAGCACATTGATATCTACACTGCCGAGAATATTATTTATGGAATCAAGAAGGATTACTGGATAGTCGAGGAAAAGGACAACCTATTTAAGAAGATCCCGGTAATTTATTATGATCAGGATGAGCCGGAATGGACAAGTGTCGAAAGTGAGGTTGATAGAAGTGAAATGCTGATCTCTAAATTTGCCGACACAAATGATTATTTTGGAGCACCTATTCTAAAGATTAAAGGAAAAATAACCAATCCTCCGGAGAAAGAAGAAGTAGGAAGAATACTACGATTTAGCGGAGAAAAGGATTCTGAAGGCAAAACAGATTATGGGGATGCTGATTATCTAGTCTGGAAAAACGCACCGGAGGCCATAAAAATAGAATATAACATATTGAAGGATATCATTTATTCTATAACTTCAACCCCTGATTTATCTTTTAGCAGTGTTAAAGGATTTACAAAAACCTCAGGAGAAGCCCTCAAATTCCTCTTTATGGATGCCATCCTGAAAAGCAAAGACAAAGAGGAATTATTCGGAGAAGCATTGACCAGAAGGATCAATCTATTGAAGGCAATATTGAGCATAACCGATGTGAAGACAAAACAGAATTTAGAGGAGTTAGATATATCAATTGAATTCGGGGATATACTGCCTAAGAGTGTAACTGAATTAGTGAAATCTTTATCAACAGCCCGCGGAGGAGAGGCAATAATGAGCCGAGATGAGGCTATAAGGCAAAATCCGCTTGTGAGCGATGCAGAAGAGGACATTAAAAGAATGGAAGAAGAGAAGGGCGAAACCTCTAACTTGGGAGAATCGTATGAAGCATAACAGAATGAATCTTGGTGTAGTGGGTTGTGGGGTTATCGGAAACAACCTTGCTCATTTATTAGAAGATATGGGGCATTTTGTTCAACGATATGATCCGGCCAAATTACTCGGTTGCGATATAACCTTATGTGAAATTGTGTTTATTTGCGTACCCACTAAAGCCGATATGAGATTCGAAGATGTCAGAATGGCAGTAGATTATGTAAACCTTAAAAACAAAAAAGGGATTATTGCTATAAGATCCACCATCATGCCAGGGATGACTGATGAGTTTACAGAAAAATATAAAAGAGAATTTGTCTACCTACCTGAATTCCTACGTGAGCGGACAGCATTTTTAGATGAAATCTGCCCCGATAAAATAATCGTAGGGACCAAGAAAAGAAAAGTATTTGAGATATTTAAAAGACTATTCAGCCACGTGGTAGATGATAAAAATAAAATAATAATGATGTCACCGGTAGAAGCAGAATTATTGAAGGTGGCCTTAAATAGCTTATATGTAATGAAAGTGGTATTCGGAAACGAGCTATACGATATATGCCAAAAATATGGGGCAGATTATTATAAATTATTCGAGGCCTTTAAGCTGGATAAATATATCAATTTAATGCATCTTGACCCATTATTCGATGGTTACCGAGGGGCAGGGGGCAAATGTCTTTCCAAAGATATTAAATTTCTGATTAAGGCAGCAAGGAAAAAGGGAATTATACCTAAAGTAGCAATAATGGCCGATGAGGAAAATATGAATTTACTGGAGAAAGGGACCTTGAATGGGGATTGAAGGGCAATTTGAAAATAGGAATATCCTGGATATAATCAGGCACAATAGAAAGATCGAAGCGGCATTGAACAAGGCCTCCAATGAGCTAGCGATGAGAATTGCCATTTTTGAATTGAAAAGTCCGACTAAAATAGCCCAGGGATCATTCTATAAAATAAATAAAGCATTAGGAAAGAAAA